GTCGACGTTTCCCGTGGGGATTCTGAAGATTTTAGTTCATTTCAAATTGTTGATTTTGATGAAAGAGAACAAGTTGCTGAATATGTTGGTAAATTACCACCCGATACTATGGCTGAAATTTGTCATAAATGGGCTGTTATATATTCTTGTTTTGTCGTTATCGATATTACAGGTGGTATGGGTGTTGCAACTTCAAGAAAACTCCAAGAAATGAATTATCGTGATTTATATGTTGATGGTGTTGATGTCTCTAACAAATGGAAATACGACCCAGCCGCGGCAGATAAAATTCCGGGATTAAATTTTAATAATAAAAGGGTTCAAATTATTGCCTCATTTGAAGAGGCGATGAGACATAAATTTAGGATTTATAGTTCTCGTTTAAATAATGAGATGAACACCTTTGTATATATCAATGGTAGACCTGACCACCAAAAAGGACATCACGATGATTTAATTATGTCAATCGCGATGGCGACGTATGTTGCGGAGTCTTCTTTTGGAAAATTAACTAAAGTTACGGAACAAACTAAAGCGATGTTAGATTCTTGGTCCGTTAACAATAATGAATCAATTAAAGAAAACATCAATTTTAACCCTGTAATCCCACATTATCAAGATAGAATAAATCAATTTAACAGCCAACAAGTTAGTCGAGACGATTATCAAAAATATGGTTGGTTATTTGGCGGAATGTAATATTTATTTAAAAAGAATAAATGGGATTTGATAGTAGAAAAAAATCGGGTAATATAATCGGGGGGTCAAGACTTAATGTTATTGGTCAGGGGATTTATAATGTGAAAATTATCCCACCTGGATTTACTAAGCGTTTACCTGCGTATGCCGATGCTGGTGGAAACCCACCAAGTCAAACACCAAGTAACACTCCAACTCAAACTCCAACACTATCAATAACCCCATCAAATACGCCAACACCTACATATACTCCAACACCAACTCAAACTGCAACACCATTATATTGTGATTTTAGTTATTATGTTAACGCAATCACTCCAACTCCAACATCAACATCATTAGCGTGTGATTTCACATATGAAGTCGAATTATTTACAAATACCCCAACACCAACCCCAACACCAACTCCAACACAAACAATAACACAAACACCAACACAAACTGAGACGCCAACACAAACACCAACACAAACTGAGACGCCAACACAAACTCCAACACCAACACAAACTGAGACGCCAACACAAACCCCAACACAAACCCCAACATCCTCTCCATTACCACCAACAGTTGAGTATTTCCAAGATTGTTGTGATAGTCTTACCGTATATAAAGTTGGTGGTGTATCAACCCCTATTATTGTTGGTAACACTTATTACATCAACACTGATGGATTTAGTGGTTGTGGGACTGCGGTAAGTGGTCCACCATATAATAGTCAATCTTTAATTATTAGTGTTACATCATACTCAAATTGTGTTCTGTGTGAGGTAGACAATCCTTGCCCAACACCAACACCAACACCAACAATGACAGTAACACCAACAAATACTCAAACCCCAACGGTTACACAAACACCGACGGTTACTCAAACACCAACTAATACACCAACAAATACTCAAACCCCAACTAATACACTTACACCTACACCTACTCCAACAGTTTGTATTCCACAAATGATATATAGTGGTGAAAAATTTATTAATATACCACTTCATACTAGTGCGTCTTTCAAACCGGATGGTACGATATTATATATTGCAATTCATAATGGTTCACCAACTGATAGTGTATGTGCTTATTCATTATCAACACCGTGGGATGTTTCAACAATTACATTACCACTAATAGGATGTTCAATTGCTGTTCCGGTAATTTCCGGATTAACCCCTACTAGTGTAATTGGTCATCATTTTTCACCGGACGGTAGTAAATTATTTGTAGTTGAGACAGCATCAAAAAGTGTCCTTAGATATATATTATCAACATCGTGGGATGTTACAACATCTAGTTATTCACCCGGTGACTTATTTACTATAGTTGGTTTAACTCCGTCACATATTGATTTTACCCCTGACGGTTTATTTATGTTTGTTACTGTTACGGGTAGCCTTCTTAAAAAATATAGTTTAACCACACCTTGGGTTATAAATACGGGGGTTGTGGAAATTCAATCAATTTCCAACTCAATTGTTTCCGATTTTACTTTTCAAAATAGTGGAACTTATTTGTTTTCAATAGTATCAGGTCCAAGTATAAGAAGACAAACACTATCTACACCGTATGATTTAACTTCAATTGTTCCTGTTTTAACTCAGACAGAAAATGTAAGTAGTTTTATTTCAGGAGGTAATCTTTATTCTCTTAATTTTAAAGATGGTTATAAAGGGTTTATTGGTGGTTATTACTCAACCGGTTTGAACGGAATTACAGCTTTTAATCTTACCTGTGAATACGATATTAGCGGGACTTTAATATTACCAACACCTACTCCAACACCAACTCAGACGGTTACACCAACCAATACAGTTACTCCAACACCAACATTACCACCATCGTTTGTTTCAGTATGGAGAACAACAACACCATCTGAAAGTATTACATTACCATATTCACCATCAGGAACATATAGTGGAACAATAGATTGGGGCGACGGTAGTATATCCGCTAACACATATGCAAATAGAACACACACATACTCATTATCAGGTAATTCTACTGTTACAATTTATGGAACAACTAATGGTTGGGCGTTTGGTAATACTGGTGACATATTAAAAATTAGAGAAGTTTTAAAATGGGGACCATTAAAAATTAGTAATGGTGCTCAAGTTTTTAGAGGATGTAGTAATTTAGTATTAACCGGTGTTACGGACACTATTGATTTAACAAGTGTTAATAATTTAATTTATATGTTTGGAGGTTGTTCATCTCTTACAACCATCAACAACGTTAATAGTTGGAATGTTTCAGGAATTACCGTTATGAGTAATATGTTTCAATCATCAACTTTTGACGATGATATAAGTTCTTGGAGTGTTTCAAATGTTACAGATATGAATCGTATGTTCCAATTTGGAGCATTTAACCATAATATAAATTCGTGGAATGTTTCAGGGGTTACAAGTATGGAAAATATGTTTAGACAATCTTCTTTTAATCAACCATTATCAGGTTGGAATGTTTCAAAGGTTACATCTACTATGGCAGGTATGTTTGATGGAACCTTATTTAACCAAGATATAAGTATGTGGAATGTTTCAGGGGTTACAAGTATGAGTGGTATGTTTAGATACACCCCATTTAATTATTCTCTTAATAATTGGAATGTTTCAAAGGTAACAAATATGTCTAATATGTTTTATGGTGCGTCATTTAATTTACCATTATCAGGCTGGAATGTTTCAAAGGTTACAAATATGAATTCTATGTTCGCATCAACTTCACAATTTAACCAAAACATTAATTCGTGGAATGTTTCAGGTGTTACAGATATGGGTTCTATGTTTTATCAAAACGCATATTTTAACCAACCATTATCCGGATGGAGTGTGTCAAACGTTAGAAATATGTCTTTTATGTTTTACAATTCACCATTTAATTATCCTATTGGTAATTGGGATGTTTTAAATGTTACAGGAATGACATCTATGTTCCAAAGTTCATCATTTAACCAAGACATCGGAAATTGGAATATATCGGGAGTAACCAATTTCACTGATTTTATGTTTGCAAAAACACCGATTACATTCTCAACAATAAATTTAGATTCTATTTATAATGGATGGCAAACCAAAACACCGCAAACCGGATTAACAATTAATTTTGGTTCTGCAAAATACACATTAGCGAGTCAACCGGGTAAAGATATACTAACAGGTTCAACTATGAGCGGTGGATATGGTTGGACAATAACAGATGGGGGGATATAATATATGGGAACAATTTTAAAAATATTATCAATAAATTACGACGGACAATTCGCCGACATTACCTTTTACCCTTGTTCGGGTGGGAGTATTAATATCGGTGAAGTTAACTTACCATATAATTATTATTCGGAAAATTACTACGGAACATATAACATTTATTTACTTGATTCGGGTAAAACTTGTTTGTTAAATGTTCCTTGTTTAACACCTACGCCTACTCCAACAACAACAATGACATTAACTCCAACAAATACTCCAACACCAACAAACACACCCGCACCAAATTGTGATTTATTAGGTTTAGATATTACAACCCCAACCCCAACTCCAACACCTACAATGACACCAACACCAAGTTCTACACCATTATTACCATTTATATCTGTGTGGAGAACAACATCTCCGTCTGAGAGTATAACATTACCTTATTACGGTTTAGATTATTCAGGAACCATTGATTGGGGTGATGGAAATTTTTCGGCGAATACATTTGCAAATAGGACACATATTTATACAACTCCTGATGACTATGTAATAACTATTACAGGTAAAGTTAATGTGTGGTCGTTTTATTATACACCAACAAGTAAACTTAAAATAAGAGAAATAACACAGTGGGGATGTCTTAACATAACTCAACTATCATATAATTTTTATGAGTGTTCTAATTTAATATTAACAGGTGTTACTGACACTCTAAATTTATCTCAAGTGACAAATTTAACATATATATTTCGTGGATGTTCGTCTATTACAACCATAAATAATATTAATAATTGGGATGTTTCTAACATTACAGGTATGTCAGGAATGTTTGGTCAAAGTAATTTTAACGATAACATTAATAATTGGGATGTTTCGGGAGTTGAGGATATGAGTTATATGTTCCAAGGAGCAACATCTTTCAACGAACCATTATCTGGTTGGACTGTTTCAGGTGTTACAAATATGTCGAATATGTTCCAAGGAACAACATCTTTCAACCAACCATTATCAGGTTGGAACGTTTCAAATGTTGCGTCTATGACATATATGTTCCAAAATTCACAATTTAATCAAGATATTAATAATTGGGATGTTTCAAGTGTTATTTATATGAATTATATGTTTAACGGCACACCGTTTAATCAACCGTTGTCAGGTTGGAATGTTTCAAATGTTACAAGTACGTATTATATGTTTGCTAGCACCCCATTCAATCAACCAATCGGAAATTGGGATGTCTCAAAAGTGGTTAATATGGAGGGTATGTTCCAAAACGCAACATCCTTCAACCAACCAATTAATAATTGGAATGTTTCAGGAGTTACCAATATGACATCAATACTCCAAAGCACTGATTTCAACCTACCATTATCCGGATGGAATGTTTCAAATGTCTATAATATGACTTTTATGTTTGCCAATTCACCATTCAATCAACCAATTGGGAATTGGAATGTTTCGGGTGTTACAAATATGGTAGGTATGTTCCAAGGAGCAACATCGTTCAATCAACCATTATCCGGATGGAATGTAAGTAACGTTAATAGTATGAGGCAAATGTTTAATACTGCTACCGACTTTAACCAACCTATTGGGTCTTGGAATGTTTCGGGGGTTACAGATTTGGGTTATATGTTTTATGCGTCATCATTTGACTATCCATTATCTGGGTGGAATGTTTCAAAAGTTACAGATATGACTTATATGTTTGCCAATTCCCCATTCAATCAACCAATCGGAAATTGGGATGTCTCAAAAGTTAAAAATATGTCAGGTATGTTTGTCAATACATCATTTGATTATCCGATTGGGAATTGGACTGTTTCAGGGGTAACAAATATGAGTAATATGTTTCAAAACGACCAATATTTTAATCAACCATTATCTGGATGGAACGTCTCAAATGTTGTTGATATGACATCTATGTTCCGAAATTCACAATTTAATCAAGATATTAATAATTGGGATGTTTCAAGTGTTATTTATATGAATTATATGTTCGCATCTTCCCTATTTAATCAACCATTATCCGGATGGAATGTTTCAAATGTTGGTGATATGAACAATATGTTTTATAATTCGGAGTTCAATTACCCTATTGGAAATTGGGATGTATCTAATGTTGTTAATATGAACAATATGTTTAATATTAATACATATTTTAACCAAGATATTGGAAATTGGAGTATATCAAATGTAACTAATTTTACTGACTTTATGTTAGGTAAAACACCATTAACATTCTCAACAACAAATTTAGATTCAATCTATAGTGGATGGTCAACTAAAAATCCGTATACAGGAAGAACAATAAATTTTGGAAGTGCTAACTACACAATATCCGGAGGACAACCAGGTAAAAATACATTAACGGGTTCAACTATGAGTGGAGGATATGGTTGGACAATAACTGATGGAGGAGGAATTTAATATTATGAAAACTTTTGAAATATTTACAACAAATTACGACGGGTATATCGGAGATATAAGTTATTCCGCATATACCGGAGGAACTATTAGTTTAGGTTCACAGTTATTACCATACGATTATAATACAGATTATTATTATGGAACATATACCGTATACATACCTTTTTATAATAAAACCTGTATTTTAGATTATCCGCCACCTTCTTGGGATTTAATCGGTGATACGTTAATATTGTTCATTTCAAGTTGGAAAACCGACAATGAAGGTTTTACTAACACTAATCAAATTGGTATTGTGTTAGACCCATCAGGAACTTTTAATTTTGTAATTGATTGGGGTGATGGAAATACAGACACAATAACATCATATAGTCAACCTGAGCTTATACATACTTACAATGTTATAGGAACATATACTATACGTATGTTTGGAGTAATTGACGGGTTTAATATAGGAAATTATGCTGGTGATTATGGTAAAATTTTAAGTGTTCAACAGTGGGGTGATGTAAAATTAATTGATGGTGGATATCAATTTTATTATTGTTTTAATTTAGATTTATCTACCGTAATCGATACTTTAGACACTTCAAATCTGACTAATATCGACGCTATGTTTGCAGAATGTTATAGTTTAACATCTGTAAATAATATACAATCGTGGGACATTTCTAATATAACAAGTTTATCTTATTTATTCTCCGGATGTATATTATTTAATCAAAACTTAAATAATTGGGATATTTCGGGAATTACAAATATAAGTGGAATGTTTTATTTGACAAGTTATAATCAACCATTATCCGGGTGGAATGTTTCAAATGTTCAATACACAAATTATATGTTTAGTAATTCTCAATTTAATCAACCATTATCCGGATGGGATGTTTCAAATGTTGTTGATATGAGTAATATGTTTGAGTCTTGTCCATTTAACCAACCAATCAATAATTGGAATGTTTCAGGTGTTACAAATATGGGTTATATGTTTAATGGGTCATCATTTAATCAACCATTATCCGGATGGGATGTTTCAAATGTTACAGATATGAGTTATATGTTCTATAACAACTCAATATTTAATCAACCTATTGAAAATTGGAATGTTTCAAATGTTACAAATATGAGTGGTATGTTCTATTACAACTCAGCATTTAACCATCCAATTGGGAATTGGAATGTTTCGGGTGTTACCAATATGAGTTATATGTTCTATTACAACTCAACATTTAACCATCCAATTGGGGATTGGAATGTTTCGGGTGTTACCAATATGTCGGGTATGTTCTCTAATAATCAAATATTTAATCAACCATTATCCGGGTGGAACGTCTCAAATGTTACCAATATGTCGAATATGTTCTATTCCAACTCAACATTTAATCAACCATTATCAAGTTGGACTGTTAGTAATGTAACAAATATGTCAGGTATGTTTTATAATAATAGAATATTTAACCAACAAATTGATAATTGGGATGTATCTAAAGTTACAAATATGAGTTATATGTTTTTTAACAGTTTATTTGACCAACCATTATCCGGATGGAATGTTTCTAAAGTTACTCTTATGTTTTCCATGTTTAATAATTCTCAATTTAATCAAAATATAAATAATTGGAATGTTTCTGGAGTTACAAATATGAGTGATATGTTCTCTAATAATCAAATATTTAATCAACCATTATCCGGGTGGAATGTTTCAAAGGTTACAAGTATGAGTAATATGTTTGCCACTTCATCATTCAATCAACCAATTAATAATTGGAATGTGTCGGGTGTCACAGATATGGGTGCGATGTTCTATCAATCTCAATTTAATCAACCATTATCCGGGTGGAATGTTTCAAATGTTATTAGTTTGTTTAATATGTTTAGGGGTTCAAAATTTAATCAACCTATTGGAAATTGGGATATTTCTAAAGTATCTAATGTTGTGTATATGTTTTATGAAAACCAATATTTTAAACAAAATTTAGGGAATTGGAACATATCAGGTGTTACAAATTTTTATTATTTTATGGGAACTAAAAACCCTATTACTTTTTTCACATACAATTTAGATAGTATTTATAATGGGTGGGTAACAAAAAACCCACAAATAGGGATACAGATTAATTTTGGTAGTGCAAAATACACATCAGCTGGTTTGGCGGCAAGGACAACCCTTGTAACAACTTATTTTTGGTCAATTAGCGACGGAGGAATGTTAACTTAATTTATGGAATATATATATAGAATATCGACAAATAATTATACCGGATATACCGCCGATATAACTTTTAATCCATCAACAGGTGGAACAATTAATATTGGTACGGTTACATTACCGTATGATTACCCTACAGATTATCCGTATGGTGATTATTATATATACATACCGGCAACAGGTGTATCGGGGTCTTTGAATAATCCCCCACCAACACCTTAATTTATACGAACTAACAATATATGAGTACAACTTTAGAAATATTAACTGCGAATTATAACGGACAATTAGCCGATATAACCTTTTTCCCTTGTTCGGGGGGGGTTATAAATATTGGTGAAGTTACATTACCGTATAATTACGAATCCGAAAATTATTATGGAACTTACATTATTTACGTAATGTATTACGATGAAACTTGCTCGTTGGATATTCCTTGTATATCATTAACACCGACAAATACACCGACAAATACACCGACACCTACTATTACAGATACTCCAACTCAAACACCAACTCAAACTAATACTGTTACACCAACTAATACTGGAACACCAGCACAAACCCCAACACAAACGACAACGCAGACACAAACACAAACACCTTCCAATACAGCTACACCTACTAACACTATCACTCCAACTCAAACTCCAACTAAGACTCATACTCCCACACCAACAAATCGCCCTACAACAACACCAACAATGACACCAACAAATACTCCTACACAAACAAATACTCAAACAAATACGCCAACAAATACGCAAACGCAAACACAAACGCAAACTCAAACCACTACACAAACTCCGACTAACACTCCAACACAAACACAAACTCAAACACAAACACCGTCACCATTACCTCCAACAATTGGGTATTTTGAAGATTGTTGTTACCCATCTATAATATATAAAGTGGGTGGAATAATATATCCTGTTTTTATTGATAACTTCTATTATATAGAGACTACCGGATATAGTGGTTGTGTTAAAGCAATAAATCCTACGTCATTTAACAGTCAATATGAAATTATTAGTTTAACTTCATATGTGAGTTGCCTTATTTGTCAATTAGACCACGAATGTATTTTACCTACACCTACACCAACTCCAACTCAAACTGTGACTCCAACGGTAACGCCAACAGTAACTCCAACAATTTCAACAACACCAACAAATACTCCTACACAAACACAAACACAAACTTCAACACCAACACAAACACCTACCAATACACCAACAAACACTCAAACACAAACTCAAACACAAACACAAACTCAAACTTCAACACCGACACAAACACCTACTCAAACTCCGACTAACACTCCAACCAAAACTCAAACTCCAACAACAACAACGACATTAACCGCAACACCAACTCAGACTCAAACTCCAACAAACACTCAAACACCAACAAAAACTCAAACACCAACACCAACAAAAACAATGACTCAAACACCTACTAATACTCAAACACAAACACCAACCAAAACTCAAACACAGACGCCTACAAACACACCAGTTTGTTCAGCACCTCAAATGTTAGGTGTTACATTGTCATCAGGTTCAATTTTATCTGTTTCGATTATTCCGGGACCAAATTGTAGTGGTATTTTTATGATATATTCTTATGATAATATAAACTTTAATTCTGCTGTGGCAACTCCAAGTAACTGTACATCACCGTTTACTTTTGACTCTCTTACTACAACAGGAAATGTTTATGTAAAAGTGGGTCAATTATGTACATCAGGTGGTATTAGCGCATATTCTGAAGTTTTCCCATATTTCTTCCCAACCCCAACTCCGACACCAACACCAACAAATACACAAACGCCTACTAAAACTCCAACCAACACTCCAACTAAAACTCAAACCCCAACAACAACAACAACATTAACTGCAACTCCGACTCAGACTCAGACGCCAACTAAAACTCCTACTAACACTCCAACCAAAACACAAACACAAACTCCAACTAAAACTCAAACTCCAACAACAACAACAACATTAACTGCAACTCCGACGCAAACACAAACGCCTACTAAAACTCCTACACAAACACCTACTCGAACAAACACTCCAACGCCAACAACATCGTGTGGTGTTACATTAATTTCTACCACATATGTTTCAGGAACCACTTGGAATTATAATTTCACAACAGCAGGTTCTTGTGGAACACTTTTACCGGAATATTCGTCTGATAATATAACTTGGACTTTGGGTGGTGCAGGTGGTTGTACTTCACCTAGGTCGGCAATAACCGGTATTAATAGTGGAACAATATACTTTAGAATGACATTATTTTGTTCGTCTCTTACGGGAGTTTCAAATGTTATTACTTATGTGTTCCCATCACCAACACCTACACCTACAAGAACTCAAACACCAACACCAACAAAAACACCTACACCTACACCGACTGAAACACCACCTGGAGTAACTTGTGTATGTTATGAATTATATTGGTCTCCACCAGGTGGTCCTTTCTTTGGTTCAACAACTTTTGATTATATTGATTGTGAAGGGTTCCCTGCAAGTTCCTTTGCTAACAATATGGGTGATTCACCGAATATTTGTGCTCAAGAAAACACTATTTCATTTGGCGGTGGTGACAATTCAGGTGGTTGGCTTCCATCAATATATAATTGTTGCGCAACAAATATTACATTAGGATATAGAGTGTCAAATGCTGTATGTTCGTTACCTGGTTGGGCGTTAGTTAATCAATGTATAAATCGTTCCGCAATTTTAGGTTTATGTGACGCAACCGAATTATATGATGATGATATATCCGGTAATTGTACCTTCGCATTTGCAGCTGCGGGTTATTATAAAACCACTGATAACTTTAGTAGAAGATATTGGGATGGAACCGCATTTACGGGTGCTTGTTTTTCGTGTGGTTGTTTAGTTGTTAATACAGTAATAACATTATCTGATGGTTCAACTAAATTAATACAAGATGTTCAAGTTAACGACATACTTAAATCTATTGATGTTTCAGGAATGCCACAACCATCAAACGAATGGTACTCTTGGAGTAGTGACACTTTAAATTATGTAGAATCAACCTCTACAGTAATTAATTTTACAATATATGAATTTGATTCGGTTATTAATATTAATAACGATAAATTAATTGCGACTGATTCTCATAACCACGTTGTTAAACAAAATGGTGTTTGGTATATCAGAACAACATCTGATTTAAATGTTGGTGATGTATTATTAGATATTGACAATACTGAATTTGAAATCACATCATTAGTGACAATTACAGAATCAACAACAGTTTATAACGTTGATGTGAATAATAGTAATTTATATTTTGCGAATAATGTCTTAACTCACAATAAGTAAAACAGATACTTATTAGAACAAAGTAAACTATTTATATAAGGAAAATTATATTTAAATTTAGAATATGGAAAATAATGAAAATAATGATTTAACGGTTTGGCAAAGGTTATCAAGAGCCTTTGGACCAAACGCGTTATTAAATCAAGACTACCCAACATATAAGTTAGATAAGAAAGAGTTGTTAAAGACAACATCACAAGCGGAATATGAAAGAGAAAAATTACAAGCTCAACAAACATATTACCTATCTAACCAATGGACTAAGATTGAAAGTAATCTATACACTCAAGCAGTTTATTATGAACCAACTCGTTTGGCTTCATTTTACGATTATGAATCTATGGAATACACCCCTGAGATATCAGCGGCATTAGACATCTATGGTGAAGAATCAACAACTGTTGATGAGAATGGATATATGTTACAAATTTATTCTGAATCAAAAAGAATAAAATCTATACTAGCCGATTTATTCAATAACGTATTAGACGTTAATACGAATTTAACTATGTGGACAAGAAATACTTGTAAGTATGGTGATAACTTTGTTTATTTAAAATTAGATTCAGATAAAGGTATTGTTGGTTGTATGCAATTACCAAACATTGAAATAGAACGTTTGGAAAGAGGTATGGCAGCAAAATCTGCAACTATAGATGAACCTGCAGAACACAAAGGATTAAGATTTAAGTGGAAGGCAAAAGATATGGAGTTTAACTCTTGGGAAGTTGCCCACTTCCGTTTATTAGGTGACGATAGAAAACTTCCATACGGAACGTCAATGTTAGAAAAAGCAAGACGTATTTGGAAACAATTATTATTATCGGAAGATGCGATGTTAATTTATAGAACTTCAAGAGCACCGGAAAGACGTGTGTTCAAAGTATTCGTTGGTAATATGGATGATAAAGATGTTGAGGCTTACGTACAACGTGTTGCAAACAAATTTAAACGTGACCAAGTTGTTGATGCTAAAACAGGTAATGTCGATATGAGATTCAACCAAATGGCTGTTGACCAAGATTACTTTATTCCTGTTAGAGACCCAGCGGCGGCATCACCAATTGATACGTTACCGGGAGCAACAAACTTATCTGAAATTGCCGATATAGAATATATCCAAAAGAAATTATTAACCGCTCTTCGTGTTCCTAAAGCATTTTTAGGATTTGAAGAAACTGCCGGTGATGGTAAGAATTTATCATTACAGGATATTCGTTTTGCAAGAACAATCAATAAGATTCAAAAATCAATGATTGCCGAATTAAATAAAATTGCAATCATTCATTTATTCTTATTAGGGTTTGAAGATGAGTTATCTAACTTTACGTTAGGACTAACCAATCCATCATCCCAAGCAGATTTATTAAAGAATGACCTTTGGAAAGAAAAAATTGCATTATACCAACAAGCCGTTGCGGCAATTGCGGGTATTGCTCCGGTATCTGTATCGTGGGCTAAGAAACATATTTTAGGATTCTCTGATGAGGAAATCAAACTTGATTTACAACAACAAAGAATTGAGATGGCTGTCGGAGCTGAATTAACAAATACGGCAACTATCATAACACATACAGGTATCTTCGATAATATCGATAAATTATATGGTAACCCTGCATCCGGAGCAACTGCCGGTGGTGCGGCACCATCATCCCCACCACCACCGGGAGGTGGAGGAGGTTTCGGCGGAGGTGGAGACTTAGGTGGAGGAATGGAAGATTTAGGTGGACCTGAACCAGGACCTGAACCGGGTGGACCTGAACCGGGTGGAGCCCCTGAGGCGGCAGCTCCCGAAGCAGAAGTAACTCCTGAATCATTTAATAGAGATAATTTAAAAATATTGGTAGAAAGAAGTAATATGACAGAAGATGATTCATACATTGATTTATCCAAAGGTGGAAACTCTTTAGGAGAAATTGAAGCTCAATTAGGTAAACTTCTAAAAGATTAGATATTTATAAATAAAAAAACTTATGAACTTCGGTATATTAAAAACAAAAATAGAAAGAGTGTTGTTAGAATCATACGCTAACGACACATTTAAAGACGAAATAAAAAATTTCAAAAAATATGTTTTAGAAAACAAAAACATAAGTAAATTATTTTATTTATACGATGAATTAAATTCTCCAAAAGCATTAAGTGAATCTTACGCCAGAGAGTTTATTAACGAAAGTATTAAAATGTATGAGAACACAATCAATAAAATCAAGCAATCTGATTTAAATAAAATAAAATCTTGGGTTGGTAATAAACAGATAGAGAATCAATATGAGACTATCGATACGTTGTTTTCTTCAGATATATTAACGATTGAATCTAAAATTAAATGTAGAAACATTCTGTCAGAATCTCTTAGAAAATTACCGGTGGTGAAAACAGAAGGGATTGATTTACCGTTAACAACAATGGTAAGTGTTGCAAACAAAACTATTAAAAGTTATATTGATGGTTTAACTGAATCTGACAAAAAAGAATTAATGTCTTTATTGTCTGAAGATGATTCAACATTGAATGAAAAATACGTTACACTTAAAGAAGGTGTAGTTACGAAACTAACGGAAATGAAGAATGCTAGCACTGATTCAACAATGCAAATAAGAATTGAGGATACTATCTCAAAAGTAATTTCTGAAAAATACGACAAACTTACGTACTTCAAACTTAAAAACCTTAAAGAAAATCTTTAATTATCGTCTGATTTAAATTTTTTCTGAACATACTTAGCTTTTGAAAGACCATCACGTTTAATTACTGATGGTTTTTTAAATTCTTTTCGTTTTGATAATTCAGAGCTTTGACGGGTTTTAATTACTTTACTTTTATAGAGTTTTAGAGCTTTCTCAATCGTAATGTGATTATTTAATTTTACTATTAGCATATACTACATATATCTCCCTCCTACAAAAAAGTTTTGACATTACCCATAAAAACACCTATTATTTTTAAAAATAAACAGGAAAATATGAAAATTAATGAAAAAGGGAAAAACTTCTCTACTACACGGGTTCAAAACAGCGAAGATTGTTTATGGAACGGTAGACTCAATCAAACTTAAATCACTTTACTTAAACATCCAAACTTGGGTTGAACCAATATACGAATGTGATAATTGGACAAGAACAGTTCTTAACCTAAGTAGGAGTATTAAACACTCAATCTACGAGTCAATAAACAAAGATATATTCAACGACAAATTTATTGTAGACTTAGATTTAAGGTCCAGCGGACTCAATCTAAACAAAAAATCGTTTATGAACCTTGAAATAAATTTTTATTTAATACAAGAAGATTTGGATTTCAAATGTAACGAAATAAAAGAATCATTACAACAAATAACAAAACAAATTTTTAAAGATAATTTTTTAGATAATGAAAATTTTAACTTTTATCTAACCAAAAACAGTAAAATCACAGAAGAATTGTTACAAACCGAGAATGTTTAATATTTATAAATAAAACATTCAAAATGAATTTAAGAATATTACAACCAAGTGAATCAGGGAAAGGTATATTAGTTGAATACGATGCTGGGTATATTAACCCAAATGATAATCGTAACGAAACATTAATTAGAGAATCTAGCGAAACTCTTGACCACACTAAACCAATTGAGTTTTATGCCGTATTACAAAAATATGATACCCCTAATAGAAATGGTAGATTATATCCTGAACGTATATTAAAAAGAGAGGCGGAGAATTATAAAAAAATGATTAAAAAGGGAACAGCCCTATCCGAGTTAAATCACCCGGAATCATCTTTAATCGATTTAGATAGAGTTTCTCACGCAATCACCGAAGTATGGTGGGAAGGTAATGTCCTAATGGGTAAAATAAAACTACTTACATCACCGGGATATCACGAAAGTGGTATTTGTTCAACCAAAGGTGACTTAGCAGCTAACTACCTAAGACAAGGAGTTACATTAGGTATCTCATCAAGAGGTGTAGGTTCCCTTAAAAAGATTGGTGAACAAAATGAAGTTCAAGACGATTTTGAATTAATCTGTTTTGATTTAGTATCATCACCATCAACCCCGGGAGCGTATCTATTCTTAAATAAAGAGGATAAACAACTATACGATGAGAACTTAGAAGAAGAGAAAAAAATGAGTGTTGAGAGACACGTTGGTGATTCCGGAAATAAATCGCTTGACTTAATGAAAAAATTAAACGATTATTTGGGTTACTAATAAAAAAAAACAAAATGGAAGAAAAGTATTTTATCGCAAAAGTTACCTTGGACTCAGTTGATGAGGCATCAGGTAAGATTAAAAAATTAAGAGAAGAAAAATTAGTAAGTGGTTACAACCCTACTGATGTTGAGGCGAAAGTTACCAAAGTTTTTGAACATTATACAATGGAGTGGAGAATTACCGCTATTGTAGAAAGTAAAATTGATGAAGTAATTGAGTAGTTAAATTTTTAATTATTAAGTAAAAGAGGACATATAGTCCTCTTTTTTTATGCTTTTTATTTTTTGGAGATATTTATCAATGTATAAAAACCTAACTCAATTTAAGTAAATTTTAAACTTTTTTTGAATTAGGAGATATTTATATATTAAAATAACAACAAAACGAAATGGCAAAAGAAAAATCTTTAGTTGAAGAGGCTATCATCCAAATGAAAAACTTGGAAGAAGCGGTAGCTGAAAATGCAAAAGGAATACTTGCTTCTACAATGAAACAAGAAATCAAAGACCTAG